AACACAAATTAGAGATACTACAATTAATATTCCAGGAGAAACTGTATATATAGAAGATACATTATTCTGTGATTCATTAGGTAATGTATATGCTTCTAGACTTGCTGAAAAAGATGGAACTATTATCAAACTACAATCAAGAGTAAGAGATAACAAATACAAAGTAATTGCCCGTGTAGATACTATCTACAGAACTGTAAGAGGCAATACTATTTATAAAACCAAACTTGTAACAAAAACTCAAAAGCCACAAAAAATAAAATACATCCCCGGTTGGGTTAATTTCCTTGCATGGTTGGGTGGTATATGGTTAATAATTATTATATTATATATTATATACCGTCTGATTAAAGCTCAAATACCTACATTATGAGAACAAATATAACACTGGCAGTTTTGACAATCACATCTTTCTTTGCACCTATCCAGATAATGGTAATGGTTTTAATGTTTATAATCTTTGTAGATACAATAGTTAAATTAGTATCCCTTAGAAAAATAGCTAAAGAATCTAACAGAAAATATAGAGAAGTATTTAAATCTAGAATTCTTAGACAAGGATATATTTACAAATCTTTAGGATATTATATTGCTGCAGGTGTTGTGTTTCCTTTAGACTATTATGCACTCACTCCGTTTCTTAATGGATTGCTTGAATTTACAGGATTTAGTTTTGTAATTTCTGTACCCGCAATACTTACAAATATTTTACTTGGTATATTTTCACTTATAGAACTAGCTTCAATTAATGAAAACTGGTTTGATATTACAGGTAATAATATACTTAGTAAAACCTTTGATACTGTAAAGAAACTTAGAAAAGGTTTAAAAGACGCATCAGATACTTACAAAGACATCAAGAACTAATGAAACTAGATATTAGTAAAATAGTACAAGCAAGATTAGATTCAGATCAGTTTTTTGCTGAAGAATCTAAGAAGACACAAATCTATCTGCATCATACAGCAGGTGGAGGAAATGCAGTAGCTGTATCACGGTACTGGAATAGTAATGATACAAGAATAGCAACTGCATTTGTTATTGGAGAGAATGGAGACATTGTACAATGCTTTTCATCTAAACATTGGGCATGGCACTTAGGAATAGATTCAGAAGACTTTACTAAGAATGGTGCAAAGTATCAGAATCTAAATAAACTTTCTGTAGGTATAGAAGTGTGTAACTGGGGTCCATTAAAACTCCGCAATGGTAAATACTATAACTATGTGAATGGTGTAGTTAAACCTGAGAATGTTACAACATTAGAAACACCATTTAAAGGTACCAAATATTGGTACAAATATTCAGATGCACAGATAGAATCTTTAAGACAACTGGTAGAGTATTTATGTGAAACATATGATATTCCTAAAACTTATAGATCAGAAATCTGGGCCATTGACAAAGAGGCATTCAAAGGAGTACCTGGAATCTATACACATAACTCTGTAAGAAAAGACAAGAGTGATATGTATCCAGATCCTAAAGTAATAGAAATGTTAAAAAACCTATAATATGAAATTTAGAAACTCTTGGAAATCTTGTAATAAACAATGGGATAAAATAATGATTAGAATAAGATTATCATCATTAGATATATTCACATTTGAAATGGACATCTCAAGAAACTTTTATTTACTAACCATATTAAATTTGACAATTAAAAATAGATAATTATCTACTTCTCTAGATATATAGAAATCCAGGTACTTTGTATGCCTGGATTTTTTTATTTAAATCTTTTGTGTTTAAACTTTTCTTGTATATTTGTGTAAACATTAATTATATAGAAATGGAAAACCAACAAGAAAAGACATTTACTCAGGAAGAAGTAGATGCAAAAAAAGAAGACATGTTAAAGTTTTATACTGAATCTTTAACATACTTAGAAGCTCAATTAAATTATGAAACTATCTTAATGAATATTGATGAAGTAAGATTTAAGAGAGCTCAGTTTCAAATTCAATATGCAATGATGATGGCACCACCAGAAGAAGAAGAGAATAATGAAAATGAAACAAGAGTCAATCCAGAAACTACTCAAAGAAAATTAAAGAAACAGTAATGGCTTTAGTAAATCAAGTACAGAAAAGAGTAGTGATGTCTAAAAAGGATGTCATTAAATATCAGATCTTAACTCACTGTTATATTAAACGTATAACGGTGAGTAACTCTGATTTAGAATGTCTTACTTTACTTAGTGATTTAGGCCCTATTGAATTGTCTGCATTTTGTTATGAGGCTTCTGATGAACATGCAATTTTTAAATCAGAACAGACTGTTAGAAATTGTATAAACAAATGTGAGAAGCAAGGATTAGTAGTAAAAGATCCAAAGAATAAAAAAGTTGTTTTACTTAATCCTATAATGAAAATACAAACAGAAGGTGATATACTATTAGATTTTAAATTCTTAGGTAGATGATTCCAAAGAAATCTAAATTACTATATAAAGATGTTTCAGAAGAAATGAATGTTTCTGAAAACTTAGTAGATTCATTAATTGACTTTTATTATAAAGAACTTAAAAATACACTTACCAATTTAGAACATCCAAGAGTTAATGTAGAAGGATTAGGTCAATTTGTTATAAGAAAAAACTTAGTAACAAGATCAATTCCTAAATATAACAAGATGTTAGAGAATCATGATACTTCAACATTCAAGGCATACTATAACAAAAAAGCTATTGAAGAAAGAGTACAGTTATTAAAAAAGATGCAAGATCTTATAACTAAAGATTCTCATAGAAAAAAAATATTCAATCAAAATAAACATGAAAAATACACTCAAATTAATTTGGCAAAACCGGAAAGAGATACTGGAGGGGATAACCAATAGTGTTATTAGAGATGAGACAGTAGAAGAAATAGCTACTCTCAGATATACAATATGTGATGAATGTGATAAAAAGGGAAATGAGTGCGCTGTAAAAGGTACAGCACCATGTTGTAATGAATGTGGGTGTTCCCTTGCATTTAAAACCAGATCTCTATCATCTGAATGCCCATTGGGTAAATGGGATGCAATTGCAACAGAAGAAGAAGAAACTAAACTTGAAGACCTATGAGTATAGTTTTTAATTCAGATGATCATAGTTACAAAAGTCTTGATGATAGTAACATTGATTGGATAAGTGTAACCACACTTGTCTCTCATTTTAAAAAACCTTTTGATGCAAAAAAGATTGCTGAGAAGGTAAGCAAAAAGAAGAACTCTAAATGGTATGGAATTGAACCAAAAATAATTCAGCAGATTTGGACAGGAGAGGCAGATAGATCAACTACTCTAGGTACATGGTATCATAACCAAAGAGAAGCTGACTTATGTTCTTTAGCTTCAATAGAAAGGGAAGGTGTTACAGTACCAGTATTCAAACCTACTGAATTAAATAATGGAATTAAGTTAGCACCATCTCAAAAATTAGAATCAGGAGTTTATCCTGAGCACATGGTTTATTTAAAGTCTGCTGGTATATGTGGACAATCAGATCTTGTTGAAGTTGTTAATGGTCATGTAAACATCATTGACTATAAAACAAACAAAGAAATCAAAAAAGAATCTTTTGTTGATTGGGAAGGTAAATCAGAAAAATTACTTCCTCCTGTTGATGCATTAGATGATTGTCATTTCTATCATTATGCTTTACAGCTTAGTATTTATATGTATATTATATTAAAGCACAATCCTAAATTAAAACCAGGAAAAATTTTTATACATCATATAACGTTTGAAATTGAAAAGGAAGATGAGTGGGGATATCCAATAGTTAAGTTAGATGATAATAAAGATCCAATTATAAATAAAGTAACTCCCATTGCGGTTCCATATTTAGTTGATGAAGTAATGGCAATTATTCATTATCTTCATGATAACAGACATAAAATAAAAAAGAAATGAATTTTACAAAACTATTTGATGTTCAGAATGGAGTAGTAATTCCTACTGAACATTGTTATACATTAAAGGCTCTTAAGGATGTTATGGATGAATATCCAGATGACTATCTTAAAATATATATGTATCTCTTTTATATGTGTTGTCCAAACCCAGATTTAAATCCTTTTTTCTTTACACCAGATATGGAAAAAGAAATGATAATTATGGAACAAATAGAAGGAGAATTTTCTACAGAAGATGAAACAGTTTTTGTGGCATTGCAGTTCTGCCAAAGAATGTATGAAACTCCTACATCCAGAGCATACAAAGGAATTGCATCTATGCTAGATAGATTAGGTAGATATATGGAAAATACACCAATTACACATGGTAGAGACGGGAACTTTAACTCTCTTATTGCTGCAGCTAAAAACTATGAAGCTATTAGACAATCATTTAAGGGTGCTTATAAAGATCTACAAGAAGAACAATCTAGTAAAGTAAGGGGTGGTCAAGGATTAGCATATGACATGTAATGAGTGAATTTTATCAAGACATACCGACTTATGAAAATGAAACATGGACAACAACCAGCTTTGAGTCCAGAGAAGACTTTGCTGACTTTATCAGAAGTATATTTAAAGAACCAGGTCAGTACAATTTCAATGAAACTACCAATAAAGTATTCATATCAGAATCAAATAAGTTTAGAAAAGATGGAATATATTGTATGTATCCCTTCAAATCCAAAGACTTTATAAATTATTGGGATGATCAAAAACATAAATGTAGAAAAGGAATCATTGTAAATGATGGTGAAGACATATGGTTTGTAGCAAGAGAATACTACATGTGGTTAAACTTTCTACCAATCTTTGATAAAGAACAACAGAAGTTTGACTTTGCCAAAATCCGGGATGCACAGTATCATATGGCATTATATGAACTGCTTGCTGAATTAAACTATAAACATGCAGCAATCTTAAAGAAACGTCAGATTGCATCTTCCTATTATCATATGGGTAAACTTATAAACCAACAATGGTTTGAAGCAGGGGTCACTTTGAAAATGGGAGCTAGTCTTAAAGATTATATTAATGAGAAAGGATCTTGGAAGTTTTTACAAGAATATGCTGCCTTTCTAAATGAGCATACTGCATGGTACCGTCCAATGTCTCCGGATAAAGTAATGATGTGGCAACAAAAAATTGAGGTAAGAAAAGGAGACAGAAAAACAGAAGTTGGTCTTAAAGGTACTATACAAGGTATGTCATTTGAGAAAGATCCAACAAATGGTGTAGGGGGTCCGGTTAAATACTTCTTTCATGAGGAGGCAGGTATTGCTCCTAAGATG